CAAGAAAATGAAGTGCATTTAAAAGTTGCTAGAAGTAAACCGAAAGGCGTATCAAAAAACGGAATTTATAAATTATATTTGGACTTAGAAAAATATCAGTATTACATGATTGACGCTTTTGGCAGAAAGATATACGCTAATCGCAACCCGTTACAAAAAGAAACGGTTTCAAAACAACTACCTTTAATTGAACCCGATATAGTAAACGGAAAAGAATTACTTTCGTTTAGCGAAAAGATGAAAAAAGACGCATTCGAAATGATTAACCCGGATAACGATATACCTTTTTGAATATTAAATTAATCAAAAACACGAATAAATGGATGAATTAACTATTATAACAGGCAAAGTAAACTTAGATACTACTTATTTAAAGATTAAACTAAGTCTTGAAGAAATAAAAGAACGTGCTTCAAATAGACATGACTTAATACATTCAATGGAACGTAGTTTAGTAGACTTACAACAAGTTAAAATAAGTTACGATGCAATCGAAAAAGAATTAAGGGCAGCACTACAGCAAAACTTCCGACTTGAAAAGCTATTAATGGAAGAAAAGTTTAAAAACAAGGATTTGCAAACTCAATTAAAGATTAAAGATATTGAATTATGAAACTATATTTAAAAGATATTGAAAAATTTACTTATAAAAGCACGGATAAATATTATATTTCAATGGATATAGTAATTGGTGCTAATCATGAATTAATAACAAACACACCTAAAAATTGGTATTTAGGATGTAAATTTGGACAAGCAGCTGTTTATTTTTTAGTTAAAGAAAATGAAGTTGTTTATATAGGAAAAACAATAAATAGACAAAGGATACAAGGTCACCGAGATAAAGATTTTGATTATATATATTTTATACCTACAAGTAAAAGCATTTATTCTCAACTTGAATTAAATTTAATAAGAAAATATACTACTAAATACAATAAAACTCACATTAATGCGCTGCCGTAACTGTAAACAGAAATTCGAACCGAAAACCTTCTTACAAAAGTATTGCTTTAGGGATGAGTGCATTCGTGTTTTTGTTGAAAAGACAAAAGAGCAGCAATGGAAAAAAACGAAACAAAAGGCGAAGTTAGATTTAATGACATTATCCGACTACCTTAAATTAGCCCAACAAGTGTTTAATAAGTGGATAAATCTACGTGATAAGGGGCTACCTTGTATAAGTTGCGATAAACCAATAACGGGACGTGTAAACGCTTCGCACTTTTGGAATGCAAACAACCATTACAACGTTCGGTTTAATGAAGATAACGTTCATAGCTCCTGCATTACGTGTAACCAATTTTTATCTGGGAATCTTTTGGAGTATAGAACACGCCTTATTTTAAAGATAGGTGAACAAAGATTTAACATTTTAGAAGCTGAAAGTAAGGAAACACGGAAATTCACAAAAGAAGAACTACAACAATTGATTAAAGAATATAAAAATAAAATAAAAGATTATGAATGATATATTACAAAAAATATGGGATAGCGTTCCTGAACCACTTAAAAAAGCTGATTACTGTTTCTATGTTGGCAAAGGTTATAAAGACGTTCCTAAGCGATTTAAACGCAAATTAGTCGTAGTAATTTATATTATAGATGACTTTCAAATATATTACGCTCCAAAAATTTTAATTTAAAATAGAGTTATATTAAAAAGAATAGTTAATTTTGAGAAACAATTAAACCTTAAACAATGATAACCAATTTTGAAGAACACACGCACGAACTAACTGCAGAAGAAATGGATATACTTCCAATCGTAGTACACGGATTTAGAAACTACAAAAAAGACAATCCGATAAAAGCTGAGTTAATCGTTACTCGAATGAACGAATATTTAGTAGGTAGGGGATTTAAAACACGGATGACACAACCAAGATTGCGTAAAATGGTTAACTACATTCGGACAAACGGCATTATTCCGCTTATAGCTACGTCACACGGCTATTTTACAAGCGATTGTAAAGAAACTATCCAAGAACAAATTAAAAGTTTACAGGAACGAGCTAACTCAATTCAACGATGTGCTGAGGGATTAAAGAAATTTTTATAAATTCTTTTCTTTTTTCGCTTTTATATTATTCTTTTTAGTATATTTGTACACGTTTAACAATTAAATTATATTTTATGAAAACACTTAGTAAAATTCAGGCAGAATTAAAATGTCCAAAAGGTAGTTTAAACAAGTTTGGTAACTACAAATATCGAAGTGCTGAACAAATTTTGGAATCGGTTAAACCATTGCTACAAAAACACGGAGCAATATTAACACTTAGTGACGATATTATACAAGTAGGTAATAAGCTATTTTTAAAAGCTACTGCTTCGATATGGCTTATTGAATCTGACGGTATAGAAACAACAAATTACACGCTTGGCTTTGCAGAACTTGGAGAACACAAAGGAATGTCAAGTGAACAATGTACTGGCACGGCTTCAAGTTACGCACGTAAATACGCTTTAAATGGTTTATTCTTAATTGACGAAACGGAAAGCGACCCAGATTCAAAGGATAACACGAAACCCGTAAACACGGAAAAGAAACCTAAAATAGAGGGCGAACGCTTTTTAAAAGCTATTGAAGCAATTAGAAACGGTGAATTTACTGCCGAAGAACTACAAGCGAAGTTCGATTTAAACGAAGTACAAAAGAAATCATTGTTGTTAGTATGAGTTCAAAAGTAATTTTATTTGACGCTGATAGCCTTCTTTATCAATCCGTTTATAAAGTAATTACGTTTTCTGAAATTCGTGAAATGATTGAACAAGGTAGGTTGAGGTTTGAAATAGAAATGGAGATACTTCAACGTGCTTACGATAGGTTTGAAAAAATAACATTTGACATTCTAAACGAAATTGAAGAACATTTTACAATAGAAAAAACAATGTTTTTCTTTACTAAGTGTAAAAACAATTTTAGGAAAGAAATATATCATTTGTATAAAGCCAATAGAAAAACACGTAATAAATGGGTAAATGAACTACGTAATTATATGCTTCAATTTTTAGAAAATTCCTTTGCTCATGATGTTTATGAAGCTGATGACTTAATTTATTACAACGCTCAGTTATTAAACGTAGAAGATTATATTATTTGTTCAATTGATAAAGATTTAAAACAAATTCAAGGCTTACATTTTGATTATTATCAGGAAAAAAAATACGATGATAATGGAGAAGAATATAAAGTTCGTAAAGGTTTTAAATATATGACTAAAACTGATTGTGAAAATTTACTTTGTGAATTACTTTTAGTTGGAGATACAAGCGACAATATCAAAGGAGTAAAAGGAATCGGAGAAATAAAAGCTAAAAAGATTATTTACTCAAAAAATTCTACTTACGGAAAGTTCAAAGCTATTTGCGAAGCGTATAAAAGCGAATCGGAAATATGGAAAGAAAAACTTAAAATGAATTATAAACTATTAAAATTTCAATAAGATGAAACAAACAGCAGTAGAAAAATTACTTGAATTTTTTATTAAACAAGAAAAAGAAGGATGTTCTCATTGGTGCATTCACGATTTAATTGCTTGGCTATATATATCTAAAGAAATGGAAAAGGAGCAGATAAAAGATGCTTGGTTAAATTCATTGACAAAAGGAGATTATAATTCCGCAGAACAATACTACAACGAAACCTTTAAATCAGAATAATATGAAAGAATTAAAAATCATGGGTTACTATATTAACTCAACACGAGAAGACCAATTAGTGCAAATCAAAGATATCCAACGCGGAAAACTTTGGTACGAAGTAATCAGACAAAGCGACGCAAACACGATAAGAGAGTTTTGTTGTACTGAAACACGATTTAAAAACCTTTATATTCAAAAGAAATGAGTAAAACAAGCGTAAAAAGTAAAATCGAAGTCTTAAAACAATGGCTTCAAAGTATAAACCCAATAAAATATATTAAGTAATGGAAGACAAAAAATGGAGTACGGGGGCTTGGAAAAAGCAAACGGCAAAAGGAGAAGTAATTAACTTTACAATTAACAATGTTAAATACTCAATGTGGGTTAACACCTACAAAAAAGATGAAAAACAGCCTGATTTTAAAATATTAGTTAATGACTTCAAACCAAAAGACGAAACCCAAGCTGAAAAACCTAACTACGGAAACAAAGATTTTGACGATTTTTTAAGTAACTTATGAGAGAACAAGCAAAAGTTTTAAGCGAAGCGAATGAGTTAACGCGTTCAATGGTTCGGTTTTACCTACAAAAACACGAATTAAGTTTAAACGCTTTCTCAAAGGAAGCTAACATAAGGCAACCAATACTTCATAAGTTTATGAGTGGTAAAAGCCTTTCAAGTAAAACAATTGAAAAGTTGGGTAGCTTCTTTAGTAAGTAAATTTTAAGGCGGAACGTAAAAAATTCCGTCTTTTTTTTGTTTGTGTTATTCTTTTTAGTATATTTGTAGACGTTAAACAATTAAAAAGTAGAAATTATGAAAGATTTATCAAGAGATTGCCAAGAGTGTAACGGATGGGGAACTATCACAATAG